TTATAACATTACCCATCCAGAAAGGCAACTCATTATTCATGATGAATGACACAGGCTCAATAGCATAACGCTCGTAGTGCTTTGGATTCTGTATTACATCTGATTGTTCCATTGCTTTCTTCTTACGCTCCTCATCCTCAAATTCTTCAATCATCCTTTTGTAATCTGTCATGTCATGCACTTCCCTTCGGTTTTTGACTGAATAATAAATGAATTATATTATCATCATCACTATTTTTAATCACAAGAACATCGTCATCTTCATCAGAAGAATCATCAAACAATAAATTTGGATAGGCTGAAACGGCTATACTATATATTTTTTCTCTAACGTATTCGTCTGTATCCATAGCTGGAAGTGATGACAACATCATTAAAACAAATGCTTCCAATCCCTTCTGGGTTTCTTCATCTAGGGATGACTCTTCTGAAATAACGACAGATACTTCAGCACTCCCTGTCCACTCTCCACCTTTTGAAAAGGTAGGACGCACTCTTATGAGTATGTCTTCTGCCTCAATATCTGTCATTAATTTAACTCCTCTTCTTTTTAGTACCTGTAAACTTGATAAACTTTGGAAACTTATTCTTGCCCTTCTCCTTTAACCAATCTTCTGGAATAATACGGTCATAGTATCTGAAACCGTACCTGATGCACCACTCAGCATAAGTTGATTTAGCACCCTTTCTTAATTTACGTCTGCTATTTTCAAACACAAAACGTATATCTAAGTTAGGGTGCTGTCGTTGTATTGCAAGATGCTTACGTCTATCGGCAGCTGTAAACATTCCTTTGGATTCTATAATGACACCATTATCTAATACAAAGTCAGGTGTGTAAGTACGATATGCTAAGTCTTCCCATTCAATCTTAATCTTTTCATAATCGTACTTTACTTTTTGTTCATCAAGATAGAGGGCTATTTTATGTTCTAGCCCACTACGATATCCATACTTTCTAGCCGCACGAAATGCTTTATAGTTTGGCATCAATGTGCGTCCTCGTTTTTATTTACCAAAGATATATAAGAGACAATCTTTGGGTCTTTAGCCTTTGACATAACAGAGGGATGTTCTATTAAGTTTGGCCAGCAAGACTTTCTAAAGTCACAGAACGTACATTCTTTTGGTAGTACAGTGTTGCCAGTTTCCTTTCTATTAAATACTTCTGCAACAGGTTCAAAACAACGCTCAAACTCATTCTTCTCTAGTCTGTCATGCGTTTCTTTTAACTTAGCAAGTTCTTCTTCAATGTCAAGTTCTGCAGAGACATATTTAAAATCGCCTGTGCTTTTATTTAACACGAGCCAACCACCTGGTTGCAAACCAGATGCTTTAGCATAACCTGCAAGTTGACCGACATAACCAAAAGCATCACCGTCTTTTAATGTTTGATAGGATTCAAACTTATTTTTGTAAGACCAGTCTGACGCAGATTTAATATCAACGATTTTGTCATCTAATACTATATCATATGAACCAGATATCTTTCCAGTTCCTATGTCAAGTATAACATGGTCAGAATCACCATACTCAATACCTGCTTCAGTCATCAAGCCTTTGAGAACTGCTTCAGTAATGTCTCCAATCAACATGGTAACAGCAAAGGTATTAGAACGTGGCAATGCTTCTTCTGGCTTGTTCTTTTCAAACCACAGTTGACAATACGGTTTGCCTATGTTAGACATGCGCAATCTAAACTTACGCTTTTCCGTATTGTCAAACTGTCTTAGCACTGCGTCCTTAACATCTTCACCAATCTTTGTAGCAGTCTTTACAGAGATACTTACATTACCTTTTGCGGCATCTTGTAAAAACTTGTGAAGTTTAAGTTCGACAGAATGCATCATCAGGCAGCGTCCTCATCAGATGTCTCCAAGAATGCATCAATAAATTGGTCAGATGTTTTACTTTCTGGTATAACAACATCTGCCTCTTTATTAAACTCAGACATGACCCACTGATTGTAATTCTCAATGTAAGACAGGAATGAATTAAACACCTGCTCATTCTCTGGTGTGATTTCATGTACATCATTCACATCAACACTACAAACAGGAACAAAGTATGTTGCACCAGTAGGCAACTCTTTACGCTCAGTTGTAAGATTGAACATATGATGAATAGGAAGACGGCGATGCTTTGCAAGATTGGCAAATGCGTCACCCATATTTTTGAAACCTTCCTTGCTATCAAGTTCCCAAATGCATGGAATGTTTTCCAAAGGTTGTGCGTCACCTTCTGCAGTAATACCATTAGGCACAGACACTTCACCAAACATTACACGAACACGGCGAACAGAACGAATGATTTCCTTCATATCATTGGACAATCCATCAAAGTCTTTAATGTAGCCACTAGGTTTACCACAATTGAAACCACCTGATGTATCATTCAAGTCTTTGTTTAAGTCAGCCGCCATGACTGTCTTGGTATACTTGTTCTTTTCGTTGTTGTATCGCTGATAAGAAAAACGCTGTAGATAAGGACGAAACAAAACGCTATCAGAATACACCATATTGTTATCTGTATCAGACATACCATAAGAACCACTAGATACTACTTCAACTTTCATGTTCTTACCATCAACATTTGTTTCACCCATGATAGGTTTCTTAACGATGCGCAATCGAGCAAGTGATGCTTTAGATTCCTGCTTAGAATCTGCTGCAACACCCATCATCTGTGACATCAGTTCATAGTTATTTGAATTAATTGTTGTGAGTTCACTCATTGAACACTCCTTTCGTTTCGATAAATAGATGCACGGTTATATCACAAAACGTCAACCGTGTCAAGCCAATTTTTACCAATCTTTGCTTCTAATAATAGGGGAACATTAAAGTCTACACCCCATCTTAGTAAGATGATTTTATGTAGTTCATCATTTGTTTGTTTTATGACATTGATAACATGCTCCTTTTCATCTGGGTGAACATCAATTACAATACTATCATGGACAGTATTTACTACGCAAGAATTTTTACCCTCAAGCAATTCATCAATATGTAATAATGCAAGAGGTACAATATCTGCTGTGGCAAATGACTGCACTGGATAATTCTTTATCTGCGTGAAGTGTGTGACGCTATTATTCTCACGCCGTTGTACATCTGGAAAACTAAACTGCCTACCAGATGGTGTAGTTATCTTACGATTTGTTAACGCTTCTTTCGCCAAGGTATCATGCCACTGAGCGATACCATCATACTTTTCGGTGAAGTGTTTATAGTATGTTGCTTCAGAAGGCGTACGTCCGAAGCCAGTAGCCCCATAAAGAGGCGCAAACGTATGCGCTTTTGCTTCCTGACGAGACGTAGGTTGACCAGCATCAGATATAACAGAAGCCGTATACGCATGTACATCAAAGCCATTTTTAATCTCCTCTATGGCTATAATATCTTGTGATAAGAATGCTGCTGCACGAAACTCTAACTGTGCAAAGTCAGCCTCAAGTATTTGACCATCATCCCAACGTGATATAAATACTTTTTTCACAGGGAATGTACCACCACGTGGCATGTTCTGCATGTTAGGGTCTGCCCCACTAAATCTACCTGTTGCTGTACGATGCTGTAACAAACGCACATGCAACTTACCATCTGCTTTAGTGTGTGTTTCAATACCTTCAACAAAGGATGATAAGTACGTTTCAACAGCCGATAGCCTACGCACCTTTGCAAGAAACTGTTCAGCATCTGGAAGATTACGGGAACGTGCTGCATTCTCAAGAATAGATAGACTATCTTTACTTGTACTAAAACCATTTGCACTCGCCCACTTTACACCCAGTGGGTTAAATTTCAATCCAGCAATATCTTTTGTTGGAATAAATAAGTAACCACTAGCGTTACATGTTTTACATTTATTTGGACGAGCATATGGTGTTCCATCTTTTTTAGTTTTGTGTATGTGTCCAGTACCATGACAGTCAGGACACTGCTCTGCTTTTGTCTTGTATACATAATCGGTATGTGATACAACCACATCTTCAAAGTGTGATTCGCGCATGTATGGATGCACAATCTCTGCCCACTCTTTTTTGTTTCGTAATTTACGGCTATATATAATCCACGATAGTTGTTCTGGGCTATTCAAATTAATAGGTGTATCACCCATAAGTTCATGAACTTGACCTTCCAAATCAGAAAGTATTGACTCTCGTTCTTTGGTGAACTCGTCTCGCACTTCTTTTAATGCTTCTTTATCAATAGTAAAACCACGTTGATATATCTTCGCCAGACAAATGGCTACTTGATTTGTCAGCACAACTGTATCTAACAAACCAGCACAATCTAAACTATTAAGTTTAGCCCATTGTTTATTGCACAACTGTTGCGTTGCATGTAAGTCAGCAGATAAGTAGGAAGATAACTCATCGTGTGGTATATCACGTGTGCTATATCCTTTCTTAAAGTATTCCTTTAAAGTGTCTTGCTTCTGTGTCTCTAGTTCATAGCGTTCAGCACATGCTTCTAATGACAGTGGTTCTTTCTGCCCACGCTGCATGACATACTCTGCAAGCATGGTGTCAAAGACTGCACCATCATATTTAAATCCAGATTCCCATAACCATAACAAATCATGTGCGACATTATGACACACCAACAAGGTTGCCTTGCTTAACCAACTTTGTACAATAGCAAAGCCTTCCGTTGTTGGATTAACTTCACTGTGGTCAAAGGTAATAATCATTTCATCGCCTTGGTCAGACAGCATACCAACTTGAACCAATGTATTGCTAGGTTCAAATGGGTCAAGGTGCATCTTACCATTGCGTTCCGTAACTGTGTTCTCTACATCAAGAGTAAGTTTCATTAATCATCCCTTACATGTTTAAAGTAAATGTGGTCATCCATCGTAATAGAATACTCTTCGTTCACTGGCTTTTGTTTGCCAACATATTCCCATCTATATCCATCATTACGATTAACATCTACTGCTTTTAAAAATGTAGCATTCTCTGTTGAGAATAATGCCGTTGTTAATATAACGAATGCTTCAATCATTTGCTTCTCCTTTTCTATACATCATAACGTCCATTCATTGGGTTAAGATTAACATGTATCACACCATGCCATCCATTCAATTTGTTCTTCACAATATTAAGATGACGCTGTGTGTCACTACGTCTTCCATTTTCAATGGCTGCATTCTCTGCAATCAGTATCATCAAATCTGCTTCGGCAGCCTTGCCTGTCTTTGAACCTTCCATCATACTCTGGTTCAATATTGTTTTACCTTCTGCTTCAGCAGATAACTGGGACATATAAAAGATAGCACAGTTATGTATCTTAGCAATCTGTCTAGCATGTATAGCATTTGCTTTTAGTATTTCATCCTGACGCATAGTTGATTTATGCTTGGCAAACTTATCGCCCATGTCAAGGATTACTACGTCAGGCTTTTCATTCTTGCACAAGGATTCTACCCAATCCATGTTCTGTCCTGTTGCTTCCTTGAAATGTAGGTTACGCCGCAAGGTATTATACCTATCAAGAATGCGTGATTGATTAGCAGGTATGTCTTGCTCTGACAATCCAGTCATGCAGGTAACATATCTTGTAGCAACCCTCTTGTATTCTTCTTCGTTAACAAGTACGGCACACTTTGCGCCTTGTTCCAAGAAGCCGCCAGGACCTGCTACCATGCTTGCATGGAATGAAGTCTTGCCTGTGTTTGGTCTAGCACCAACCTCAATTAACATTCCAGAGTCAACACCAGAAACAATATTACGTAGCGTAGGTAAGTTGAAACTAAATCTTGTTTTCAATTTCATACTTTCAACAAGTGTCTCAAGAGAGATGTCATCCCAATCAACCTTCATGTTAGGTGTGAAGTCATCGTTATAAGTATCCAATAACTCACGTAAAGGTTCAAGAGATGTCAATTCACCATTGACATAATCGAATCCTAAGTTAGCAATCTTTTCACCAACATGGTGCTGAAATAGTTTAGATAAAATATTATCTGCGACATCATGTCCTATTGCATCGGACTGTCTAATCTCATGAAACATATCAGCATAGATTTGTTTCTGTGCTGTAGTCAACGTAGGGTTGTGTGAAAAGAAATATGCTTCAACTTCTACGGGTGTAATGCTGCGTTTATAATCAGACATCATAGTGTCTAGTGTGCGCTTTATCTTTCGTGCATCCTTGCTGAACAAATCCTCTGGACAACGCTCACCACGATGTGCATCATAGAATGATTTGTCCATCAAACTTTTAATCAAACTTAGTTCCATACTAATTCCTTCATCCTTTGAATATCAACCTCATTGCGATATTTTAAATCATCTGTTAGTTTAAGGACACGAACATCTCTTACATAGGTACGCATCTGCTTTGCGTACTCTAATGTTTTGTTTAATGCATCTGGGTCAAGGGCAATGATGATGGATGAGAACTGCGTAAGATACTGCTTATGTACTGCTGTTAAACTTGTACCAAGTAACGCAACCCCGACAAAGTTATTTACGTCACCTGCAGCAACAGCACTCACGCAATCCTCAACCACCACTCCGACATTCCCATTACCGTAACAATATGGCAGACCCGAATTGCCATAGCGTTTCCATTTGGGAAGTCGATTTCCTAATGCACGTCCAGTAGCATCGACTGTTTTACCTTCATGCATTACAGGAAATACCACACGTTCCTCTTTCACGTCATACAAAACATTAACTTTATCAATGTCAATGTTCCATCTTTTTGTCCAATTAATAACCTTTGTACGTCTGTCATGTGAAACTATATACTCTGGAATCACAAAATTGTCAAGCGTTTTTTGTACGTCATTGCTGCGAGACATAACACTTTTAATATCACTGGCATCCATATTAACACGTTTAGTACCACGTAAATTACAGGATGCCTTATAACAATTCCACATAATGTTACCCATGTTATTACTAACTGTAAATGTTTTATACCCATTACATGAAGGGCAATTCATACGTTTTGTTTCACCATTCATAATATGTATATCATTTAATATATTATACATATTATATATACTCCTTTTGTTCGGCATCTAATGTGCTTATATCACGTTTTTTACGTTGTGTCAATGCTAAATTTGCACTATCGAATGTATTTTTTATGTACGGCTTAACACTCTGTGGGTTAGCATGTCCTGTAACCGACATGATTTGTGCTATACCGACACCAGATTCTACCATCTCTGTCGTGCCTGTCCTACGCAAGTCAGATAGCCGTAAGTTGTCAGACAATCCTGCTTCCTGCATGATGCGCCTAGCATACTTCGGTAATTTCTGCAGTGAATATGGTATGTATTTACCGCGAAATGCATGTGGACGTGGTGCTACATACTGTTGAAATCCAAAATCTTGCTCTTGTTCTTGCAGCATTTCTAGTAAGTCATCAGATACTGGAAGGAATACTTCTGCCCTGCGTTTTGATTGCTTGATATGTACTCTTTTATTATCAAAATCAAGGGCATCCCAGGTCAACATACGCATATCACCAAGACGTTGACACCATTCGTATGCCATGTGTGCAATCAAACCAATGTTGCGTGTCTGAAAGTCGCTGTATGCTGTGGTTAAAAATTTGTGTACGTCATCTCGTGTCCATACAACACTGCGACTTTTGTTGCTGCGTTTCTTTACCTCAGAGAATGGATTAATATTGACATACTCTAGCCTTAAAGCGTGACTAAATGTCACACGTGATACAGATAGAATATAGTTAGCCATAGTAATACCCTTCTTACACCACATATCGTAGGCAAGTGTTGCCATGCGTGTGCTTAGTTCAGATATATTTAACTTAGAAAATCTCCGCTGCTCAATCTTTGTTGACAACATCTTGTCTAAGAAATATTTATATTGCTTCTGGCTTTCAACTCGCAATGATGTATACTCAAGGGATGAGTAATAATCATTTACAAGTTGACGTACTGTCATTTGTTTCACAACGAACTCCTAAAATGGTAGATGATTACAACGACTAGATAGCATACAACAAAATCAAATAAGGTCAATCGCATGAACTCCATCGGTACATTTCTGCTTTGTATAGTTTGTTATCTTCATCATAGTACGTCCTTTCAACTCGTGTTCCATACCCAAGAGGATGATATCTATCAAGATACAAATCAATCTTGTGTTGCAACTCTTCTTTGCTGCTTGCTGTTAGTGTGTTGTATATGGTACTCATTTACTGTTATCTCCTAATACCCAATCCATGTTTCCATCTTATAATTCCTCATCATCAAGTTCGGCAAGCACATAATTATTATTCCAATATTGCTTGCGTCCTTCGTCATCAGTAGGTGCTACAAACTTAAACTCTGTGTGCAGTACATGAATCATATCTTCTATGTCACGCAGATGTAATAGGTCAAGTGTATAACATTCGTTTGCATACTGTAAGATGTCACGAAGTCTGTTGTGTTGCTTGAGTAGCATTAGTCTTTGGTCATGTGTTAGTTCCATTTTCCATCTCCTTCAATAGTTGTTCAATGTGTTCATGCAATACATTGATTGCGGTGTGAATGTGTCCAGTGTCATGCGGCTGTATGAGTGTACGCAGATAGTCCACTTCATTCAGTAATGCAGACACATGGTTTGCTGTTGCTAGTTTTTCCATTGTTCATGCCTCACTAGGCTAGGTAAATATACACAGTAAAAGCACAGGTTAAACCCTGCTAGTACAAATACTA